CTTACCGGCAGAGGTGCGTCAGGACATGCAGCAGCGGGTTGATGCGGCGCACCGGATGTTTGCCGAAAAAGTGGCGATGTATACCGGGTTGTCTGTGGATGCGGTCACGGGAACAGAGGCCGCCGTTTTTGAAGGTCAGTCCGGCATTGAGGCCGGGCTGGCGGATGAATTAATCAATGCGTCGGATGCCATCAGTGTGATGGCCACGGCGCTGAACAGTAATGTCAGAGGAGGCACTATGCCGCAATTAACTGCAACGGAAGCCGCCGTGCAGGAGAACCAGCGAGTGATGGGGATCCTGACATGCCAGGAAGCGAAAGGACGTGAACAGCTTGCCACGATGCTGGCAGGGCAACAGGGCATGAGCGTTGAACAGGCCCGGGCGATTCTGGCCGCGGCGGCACCGCAGCAGCTGGTGGCATCCGCGCAGAGTGAAGCCGATCGCATTATGGCGTGTGAAGAAGCGAACGGTCGTGAACAACTGGCGGCAACGCTGGCGGCGATGCCGGAGATGACGGTGGAAAAAGCCCGCCCGATCCTGGCGGCTGCACCACTGGCGGATGCCGGGCCCTCACTTCGTGATCAGATCATGGCCCTGGATGAGGCAAAAGGGGCAGAAGCGCAGGCTGAAAAACTGGCGGCCTGCCCGGGAATGACCGTGGAGAACGCCCGGGCTGTGCTGGCTGCGGGATCAGGTAAGGCCGAACCGGTCTCTGCATCCACAACCGCCCTGTTTGAACATTTCATGGCGAATCATTCACCGGCAGCGGTGCGGGGTGGCGTGTCACAGACGTCAGCAGACGGTGATGCGGACGTGAAAATGCTCATGGCCATGCCATGAAGTCAGTGCTGACCATCAATATGAGGTTTTAACAAAATGGTGACGAAAACCATCACTGAACAGCGTGCGGAAGTACGTATTTTTGCTGGTAATGATCCGGCTCATACCGCCACAGGCAGCAGCGGGATTTCTTCTGCAACACCGGCTCTGACGCCCCTGATGCTGGATGAAGCCACCGGGAAACTGGTGGTCTGGGATGGACAGAAAGCCGGTAGTGCGGTTGGCATACTGGTACTGCCGCTTGAAGGCACCGAGACGGTGCTGACCTATTACAAGTCGGGGACCTTTGCGACGGAGGCAATCCGCTGGCCTGACAGTGTGGATGAACACAAAAAGGCAAATGCCTTTGCCGGCACAGCCCTGAGTCACGCGGCTCTGCCGTAACACGTTATCAGGCCACCATGGTGGCCTGACTGATTTCTGAATGAAAGGAACTGATTTATGGGATTGTTTACGACCCGCCAGTTACTCGGTTATACCGAACAAAAAGTTAAATTCCGTGCGCTATTTCTGGAGCTGTTTTTCCGCCGTACGGTGAATTTCCACACCGAAGAGGTGATGCTGGACAAAATTACCGGAAAAACGCCGGTGGCGGCCTATGTCTCCCCGATCGTTGAAGGAAAAGTGCTGCGCCATCGTGGTGGTGAAACCCGCGTGTTACGTCCGGGCTACGTCAAGCCCAAACACGAATTTAATTACCAGCAGGCGGTTGAGCGCCTTCCCGGTGAAGATCCGGCTCAGCTGAACGACCCGGCCTACCGTCGTCTGCGTATCATCACTGATAACCTCAAACAGGAAGAGCACGCTATTGTCCAGGTGGAAGAAATGCAGGCGGTGAATGCCGTGCTGTATGGCAAATACACCATGGAAGGGGAACAGTTTGACACGGTCGAGGTGGATTTCGGACGCTCTGAAGGAAATAACATTGAGCAGGCCGACGGTAAAAAATGGTCTGAGCAGGACCGTGATACGTTTGATCCGACGCATGATATTGACCTTTACTGCGATCAGGCCAGCGGTCTTGTGAATATTGCCATTATGGACGGTACGGTCTGGCGTCTGCTGAATGGCTTTAAGCTGTTCCGCGAAAAACTGGATACCCGTCGCGGCTCAAATTCACAACTCGAAACGGCAGTGAAAGACCTGGGAGCGGTGGTGTCTTTCAAAGGGTATTACGGTGATCTGGCCATTGTGGTGGCGAAAACGTCTTATGTGGCAGACGACGGTACCGAAAAACGTTATCTGCCGGTGGGCACACTGGTCCTGGGGAATACGGCAGCAGAGGGCATTCGTTGCTATGGTGCCATTCAGGATGCGCAGGCGTTGTCCGAAGGTGTGGTGGCCTCTTCCCGTTATCCGAAACACTGGCTGACTGTGGGCGATCCGGCCCGTGAATTCACCATGACGCAGTCCGCACCGCTGATGGTGCTGCCGGATCCGGATGAGTTTGTGGTGGTGCAGGTGAAATAATCCGTGAGCGGGGGCGAAATGCCCCCGTGTCTTTTTTCACAGGAGGCTGAGATGGCAACAAAAGAAGAAAATCTGAATCGTCTTCGTCAACTTGCTGGCCTGCTGGGGCGCGAGGCGGATATGTCGGGGAGTGCTGCGGATATTGCGCAACGTGTGTCTGAGTGGGAAGAGGAGCTTGCTGTTTCCCCGGAGGGCATTATGCACTCTGATGAGAGCGGGGCTGATCAAAATCACACAGACGATGGTGAGCAGTTGAACAACACGGATGCTCCGGATGATGTTAAAGCCGTCCGGGTACGGAAGTGCCTGCAAGTAATGGGGTATTGCCCGGAGACAGGTCGTCCCGTTGAGCTGGCGTTACGGGGTATGCGTGTTCTGGTGCCATCATCACTGGCAACGGCCATGATACAGCACGGAACGGCTGAATATGCGTGATTTTCAGAATGCCTTTGATGCTGCCCTCGCCGGGGTAGACAGTACGATCGTTGAAGTGATGGGGCTCTGTGCGCAGTTCACCTCGGGGGCACAGTGTGGCAGCGAAGTTCAGGGGGTTTTTGACGATCCGGAGTCGCTGGGGTTTGCCGGTAGCGGGGTCCGTATTGAAGGAAGCAGCCCGTCATTATTTGTGCGGACGGATACGGTTCGTGCCGTGCGGCGTGGTGACACGCTGACCATTAATGGTGAGACATTCTGGGTGGATCGTGTTTCTCCGGATGACGGGGGTAGCTGTTATCTCTGGCTCAACCGTGGGCAACCACCCGCAGTTAACCGGCGACGATAAACGCAGGGTGAATTATGGCGATAAAAGGGCTTGATCAGGCGATTGACAATCTGAGCCGGGTTCGTAAAAACGCCATTCCGGCTGCTTCTGCAATGACCATTAACCGCGTGGCCACAACGGCGATTAATCAGTCTTCATCACAGGTTGCCCGGGAGACAAGGGTTCGCCGGAAACTGGTTAAGGAACGGTCCAGACTGAAACGGGCGACGGTCAGAAATCCGAATGCCAGAATTATCGTTAACCGCGGTGATCTCCCTGTGATTAAGCTGGGGATCAGAATGCTGGGGCGTCGTCCGAACAGCATACTCAAAGCCGGTCAGCATCGTTATCAGCGGGCATTTATCCAGCGATTAAATAATGGGCGCTGGCATGTTATGCAACGTCTTCCCCAGGCCAGATATGAGGAGGGCAATGACGACAAGGGAAGGAAAAAGCGTAATCGCCTTCCCATTCAGGTGGTGAAAATCCCGATGGCGGCCCCACTGAAACAGGCATTTGATGAGAATGTTGACCGTATCCGGCGTGAACGCCTGCCTAAAGAACTGGCATACGCGCTGAAACAACAACTGAGGATTGCGATAAAACGATGAAACACACTGACATCCGTGCCGCAGTGCTGGATGCACTCGAGCAGCATGAACACGGGGCGACGCTGTTTGATGGTCGCCCCGTTGTTTTTGACGAAGAGGATTTTCCTGCGATCGCGGTTTATCTGACGGATGCAGAGTATACCGGTGAAGAGCTGGATGCAGATACCTGGCGGGCCACACTGCATATTGAGGTGTTTTTACCGGCACAGGTACCTGATTCAGAGCTCGATCAGTGGATGGAAAGCCGGATTTATCCGGCGATGACTGCGATCCCTGCACTGGCAGGACTGATTACCACGATGGTTACGCAGGGCTATGAGTATCGTCGTGATGACGATATGGCGTTATGGAGCTCTGCGGATCTGACTTATTCCATTACATACGAGATGTGAGGACGATATGGCAACACCAAATCCCCTTGAGCCGGTAAAAGGTGCCGGTACCACTCTGTGGGTTTACAACGGCAAGGGTGATGCTTATGCAAACCCGTTGTCAGACGCTGACTGGCAGCGACTGGCTAAGGTGAAGGATCTGACGCCGGGCGAGATGACGGCAGAATCCTACGATGATAACTACCTGGATGATGAAGACGCGGACTGGACCGCGACCGGGCAGGGGCAGAAATCTGCAGGTGATACCAGTTTTACGCTGGCCTGGAAACCGGGAGAGGAAGGCCAGAAAGGGCTTATAGGCTGGTTTGAAAGCGGCGATGTCCGGGCCTATAAAATCCGTTTTCCGAATGGCACGGTGGATGTGTTTCGTGGCTGGGTCAGCAGTATCGGTAAGGCCGTGACGGCGAAAGAAGTGATCACCCGCACGGTGAAAGTCACTAACGTGGGTAAACCTTCTGTAGCGGAAGAACGCAGCAAAATTACGCCGGTCAGTGCGATTAAGGTGACGCCGGCATCCGGTACGGTGGCAAAAGGGAAAACAACCACCCTGACGGTTTCTTTTGAGCCGGAAAGTGCAACCGACAAGACGTTCAGAGCGGTTTCCGCCGATCCGTCGAAAGCCACCATTAGTGTGAAAGATATGACAATTACGGTAAACGGCGTGGCGACAGGTAAGGTGCAGATCCCTGTGGTGAGCGGAAATGGTCAGTTCGCCGCAGTGGCTGAAGTCACCGTTACTGAAGCGGGCGCTGCAGGGTAAACGGAGGTAATACATGTTTCTGAAAACAGAACAATTTGAATATAACGGTATGTCCGTCACGCTTTCCGAATTGTCTGCGCTGCAGCGGTTTGATTATATAAAGTTTGTTTCAGACGCAGAACAACAGGAGACAACGAAGCATGATGTCGTGCACATTAACCAGCGATATCTGGAAACGGCATCCCTGCTTGTGGCGATGTCGCTATGGCATACCCATTCCCTCAAAGGCACTCTGGCCTCTCCGGAGACAGAGATGCAGCAGATCCGCCGTGAAGTGATGCTGGGATGGCCTGCTGATGCACTGAATCAGGCAACGAACCGGGTGCTTTATCTTTCAGGTATGCTGGATAACCGGCACGATGCCGATCCTGAACAAACCGGGAAAGCAGAAGCGACTGAGCCGGTAACATCAAAAAAGCATTCGAAGGCGAGCTGAACTTTGTCCTGAAACTGGCGCGAGAGATGGGGAGACCCGACTGGCGCGCCATGCTTGCCGGGATGACATCCACCGAATATGCCGACTGGCGACGTTTTTACTGCACGCATTATTTTCAGGATACCCAACTGGACGCTCATTTTTCCGGGCTGATGTACGCCGTACTCAGCCTGTTTTTTGGCGATCCGGATATGCATCCGGCGGATTTCAGTCTGCTTGCTCCAGCGTGTGAGGAAGAGCAGACGGAGATGCCGGACGAGGAAGAAATGCTGATGCAGAAAGCGACAGGAGTTGCCGGAGGCGTCCGGTTCAGAGGGGACGGAGGGCGCGATATTTCACCTTCTGCGGATGTGGTGGATGTCAGCGAGGATGATGTTGCATTAATGATGGCTTCAGCGGGGATTTCCGGAGGTGTGAGATATGTCCCAGCCAGCGGGTGATCTGGTTATTGATTTGAGTCTGGATGCGGCCCGGTTTGATGAACAGATGGCCCGGGTACGCCGTCATTTTTCCAGTCTGGAGGCGGATGCCAGAAAAACCGCCAGTACTGTTGAACAGGGGCTGAGCCGACAGGCGCTGGCTGCACAAAAAGCCGGGATATCAGTCGGACAGTATAAGGCTGCCATGCGCACACTGCCCGCACAGTTCACGGATATTGTCACTCAGCTTGCCGGTGGTCAGAATCCCTTCCTTATCATGCTGCAGCAGGGGGGGCAGATCAGCGATTCATTCGGTGGACCGCTCAGCCTGCTTACCCTGCTGAAGGAGGAACTTCTCGGGATCAGGGATGCCTCTGAATCATCAGAGGAGTCGCTGTCAGATACGGCAAATGCACTGGCTGAAAATGCCCGGAATGCCGGTGAGCTGGGACGATTTATGTCGGTGGCCCGTGTGGCGGCAGGTGGCGGGGTTGCCGTACTGGCCGCGCTTGCTGCCGCCGCCTGGCAGGCAGAGCAGGCTGACCGGGCCTTATTGCGTTCACTGATCCTGACCGGAGGGGCGGCTGCCACCACAACGGCAGAATTGTGGAAAATGGCCGGGGTGATCAGCGATGAAGCCGGTGGTGGTATCAGACAGGCGGCAGAAAATCTGGCCCGTCAGGCAGAAAGCGGGAAATATACCGCCGGGCAGCTACGGATCATGGGGGAAACCTCTCAGAGATGGCTGCAGACGGTGGGGGACGATGCCGGGAAGGTGGAAAAAGCCTTTGAAGGGATTGCAGCAGATCCGGTGAAGGCGCTGGCCTCCCTGAATCAGCAGTATAACTTCCTGAGCGTTTCCCAGTTACGCCATATTGATGAGCTTGAGCGCACGAAAGGTAAACAGGCTGCGGTGACGGAGGCGATGTCCCTGTTTGCGGATGTCATGAATGCACGTCTGGAGCAACTTGATAAAGCGGCCACGCCGGTGGAAAAAATCTGGGACGATGTTAAAACTTGGACTTCTGACGCATGGGCATGGATAGGTGATCATACACTGGGGGCACTCAGTCTGATCACTGACGTGGTGGCCGGAACCGTTGAACAGGTGAAGCTGCTGCTTGTGCAGGGGGATCTGGCGCTGGCTGAATTTATTCAGTCAGCCTGGGAAACGACAAAGAATGTGCCCGGCGTTGGTGCGTTGTTTGGTGAACTGGCAGAAGAGAACCGCGTATTTATTGAGAAAACAAAACGCGATGAACTGGCGCTGAGAAAATCCATTGCGGAACGGGATGCGCGTATACGCCAGGGGGAAATGGGGTACATCAACCGCTCGCGTGCAACAGGCGTCAGCAAAGGTCCTGGGCAGCAGGAAGCCGTCAGCCGTCTGGCTGAAGAGCTGACAGGTAAAAAGCATACATCACCGAAAACGCGCTCTGCCGGGGAGAGGGAAGAGGAGCAGGCAAGAGAGGCTCTGCTTGCCCTTGAAGCTGAGCTCAGGACGCTGGAAAAACACAGCGGTGCGAATGAGAAAATCAGCCGGCAGCGCCGTGATTTATGGAAGGCGGAAAGTCAGTATGTGGTCCTGAAAGAGGCCGCCACGAAACGGCAGTTATCTGAGCAGGAAAAATCCCTGCTGGCTCATGAGAAAGAGACGCTGGAGTACAAACGCCAGCTGGCTGAGCTGGGAGACAAGATTGAACACCAGAAGCGGCTGAATGAGCTGGCACAGCAGGCGGCGCGGTTTGAACAGCAGCAAAGCGCGAAGCAGGCGGCAATCAGCGCAAAAGCCCGCGGCCTCACCGACCGTCAGGCGCAGCGGGAGTCGGAAGAGCAGCGCCTTCGTGAGGTGTACGGTGATAATCCGGCTGCGCTGGCGAAGGCCACATCGGCACTGAAGAACACCTGGTCTGCGGAGGAGCAGCTTCGTGGAAGCTGGATGGCCGGGATGAAGTCCGGCTGGGGAGAGTGGGCGGAAAGTGCGACGGACAGTTTTTCGCAGGTTAAAAGTGTGGCCACGCAGACCTTTGACGGTATTGCACAGAATATGGCGGCGATGCTGACCGGCAGCGAACAGAACTGGCGGGGATTCACCCGTTCCGTGCTGTCCATGATGACAGAAATTCTGCTTAAGCAGGCAATGGTGGGGATTGTCGGGAGTATCGGCAGCGCCATTGGCGGGGCTGTTGGTGGCGGCGCATCCGCGTCAGGCGGTACAGCCATTCAGGCCGCTGCGGCGAAATTCCATTTTGCAACCGGAGGATTTACGGGAACCGGCGGCAAATATGAGCCAGCGGGGATTGTTCACCGTGGTGAATTTGTCTTCACAAAGGAGGCAACCAGCCGGATTGGCGTGGGGAATCTCTACCGGCTGATGCGCGGCTATGCCACCGGTGGTTATGTCGGTACACCGGGCAGTCTGGCTGACAGCCGGTCGCAGGCGTCCGGGACGTTTGAGCAGAATAACCATGTGGTGATTAACAACGACGGCACGAACGGGCAGATAGGTCCGGCTGCTCTGAAGGCGGTGTATGACATGGCCCGCAAGGGTGCCCGTGATGAAATTCAGACACAGATGCGTGATGGTGGACTGTTCTCCGGAGGTGGACGATGAAAACCTTCCGCTGGAAAGTGAAACCCGGGATGGATGTGACATCGGCTCCTTCCGTCAGGGAGGTGCGCTTTGGTGATGGCTATTCCCAGCGTGCGCCTGCCGGGCTGAACGCTGACCTGAAAACGTACAGCGTGACGCTGTCTGTCTCCCGTGAGGAGGCCATGGCGCTGGAGTCGTTTCTGGCTGAGCACGGGGGCTGGAAGGCCTTTCTGTGGACGCCGCCTTATGGTTACAGGCAGATAAAGGTGACCTGCGCAAAATGGTCGTCGCAGGTCAGTATGTTGCGTGTTGGGTTCAGCGCAGAGTTTAAACAGGTGGTGAACTGATGCAGGATATCCGGCAGGAAACACTGAATGAATGCACCCGTGCGGAGCAGTCGGCCAGCGTGGTGCTCTGGGAAATCGATCTGACAGAGGTCGGTGGAGAACGTTATTTTTTCTGTAATGAGCAGAACGAAAAAGGTGAGCCGGTCACCTGGCAGGGGAGGCAGTATCAGGCGTATCCCATTCAGGGGAGCGGTTTTGAACTGAATGGCAAAGGCACCAGTACGCGGCCCACGCTGGCAGTCTCTAACCTGTACGGCATGGTCACCGGTATGGTGGAAGATATGCAGAGTCTGGTCGGCGGAACGGTGGTCCGGCGTAAGGTTTACGCCCGTTTTCTGGATGCGGTGAACTTCGTCAACGGAAACAGAGACGCCGATCCGGAGCAGGAGGTGATCAGCCGCTGGCGCATCGAGCAGTGCAGCGAACTGAGCGCGGTGAGTGCCTCCTTTGTACTGTCCACGCCGACGGAAACGGATGGCGCTGTTTTTCCGGGGCGTATCATGCTGGCCAACACCTGCACCTGGACCTATCGCGGTGATGAGTGCGGTTATCACGGTCCGGCAGTCGCGGATGAATATGACCAGCCGACGTCCGATATCACGAAGGATAAATGCAGCAAATGCCTGAGCGGCTGTAAGTTTCGCAATAACGTCGGCAACTTTGGCGGCTTCCTTTCCATTAACAAACTTTCGCAGTAATCCCATGACAGAGACAGAATCAGCGATTCTGGCGCACGCCCGGCGATGTGCGCCAGCGGAGTCGTGCGGCTTCGTGGTAAGCACGCCGGAGGGGGAAAGATATTTCCCCTGCGTGAATATCTCCGGTGAGCCGGAGGCGTATTTCCGGATGGCTCCGGAGGACTGGCTGCAGGCAGAGATGCAGGGTGAGATTGTGGCGCTGGTCCACAGCCACCCCGGTGGTCTGCCCTGGCTGAGTGAGGCTGACCGGCGGCTGCAGGTGCAGAGCGATTTGCCGTGGTGGCTGGTCTGCCGGGGGGCGATTCACAAGTTCCGCTGTGTGCCGCATCTCACCGGGCGGCGCTTTGAGTACGGGGTGACGGACTGTTACACACTGTTCCGGGATGCTTACCATCTGGCGGGGATTGAGATGCCGGATTTTCATCGCGGGGATGACTGGTGGCGTCACGGTCAGAATCTCTATCTTGACAATATGGAGGCTACTGGTTTTTACCGTGTCGCACTGACAGAGGCGCAGCCGGGCGATGTGCTGCTGTGCTGTTTTGGTTCATCGGTGCCGAATCACGCCGCCATTTACTGCGGCGACGGTGAGCTGCTGCACCATATTCCTGAACAACTGAGTAAACGAGAGAGGTATACCGACAAATGGCAGCGACGCACACACTCCCTCTGGCGTCACCGGGAATGGCACGCATCTGCCTTTACGGGGATTTGCAACGATTTGGCCGCCGCATCGACCTTCGTGTGAAAACGGGGGCTGAAGCCATCCGGGCACTGGCCACACAGCTCCCGGCGTTTCGTCAGAAACTGAGCGACGGCTGGTATCAGGTACGGATTGCCGGGCGGGACGTCAGCACGTCCGGGTTAACGGCGCAGTTACATGAGACTCTGCCTGATGGCGCTGTGATTCATATTGTTCCCAGAGTCGCCGGGGCCAAGTCAGGTGGCGTATTCCAGATTGTCCTGGGGGCTGCCGCCATTGCCGGATCATTCTTTACCGCCGGAGCCACCCTTGCAGCATGGGGGGCAGCCATTGGGGCCGGTGGTATGACCGGCATCCTGTTTTCTCTCGGTGCCAGTATGGTGCTCGGTGGTGTGGCGCAGATGCTGGCACCGAAAGCCAGAACTCCCCGTACACAGACAACGGATAACGGTAAGCAGAACACCTATTTCTCCTCACTGGATAACATGGTTGCCCAGGGCAATGTTCTGCCGGTTCTGTACGGTGAAATGCGCGTGGGGTCACGCGTGGTTTCTCAGGAGATCAGCACGGCAGACGAAGGGGACGGTGGTCAGGTTGTGGTGATTGGTCGCTGATGCAAAATGTTTTATGTGAAACCGCCTGCGGGCGGTTTTGTCATTTATGGAGCGTGAGGAATGGGTAAAGGAAGCAGTAAGGGGCATACCCCGCGCGAAGCGAAGGACAACCTGAAGTCCACGCAGTTGCTGAGTGTGATCGATGCCATCAGCGAAGGGCCGGTTGAAGGTCCGGTGGATGGATTAAAAAGCGTGCTGCTGAACAGTACGCCGGTGCTGGACACTGAGGGGAATACCAACATCTCCGGTGTCACGGTGGTGTTCCGTGCCGGTGAGCAGGAGCAGACACCGCCGGAGGGTTTTGAATCCTCCGGCTCCGAGACGGTGCTGGGTACGGAAGTGAAATATGACACGCCGATCACCCGCACCATTACGTCTGCAAACATCGACCGTCTGCGCTTTACCTTCGGCGTGCAGGCACTGGTGGAAACCACCTCAAAGGGGGACCGGAATCCGTCGGAAGTCCGCCTGCTGGTTCAGATCCAGCGTAATGGTGGCTGGGTGACGGAAAAAGACATCACCATTAAGGGCAAAACCACCTCGCAGTATCTGGCCTCGGTGGTGGTGGGTAACCTGCCGCCGCGCCCGTTCAATATACGGATGCGCAGGATGACGCCGGACAGCACCACAGACCAGCTGCAGAACAAAACGCTCTGGTCGTCATACACCGAAATCATCGATGTGAAACAGTGCTACCCGAACACGGCACTGGTCGGCGTGCAGGTGGATTCGGAGCAGTTCGGCAGCCAGCAGGTGAGCCGTAATTATCATCTGCGCGGGCGCATTCTGCAGGTGCCGTCGAATTATAACCCGCAGACGCGGCAATACAGCGGTATCTGGGACGGAACGTTTAAACCGGCATACAGCAACAACATGGCCTGGTGTCTGTGGGATATGCTGACCCATCCGCGCTACGGCATGGGGAAACGTCTTGGTGCGGCGGATGTGGACAAATGGGCGCTGTATGTCATCGGCCAGTACTGCGACCAGTCGGTGCCGGACGGCTTTGGCGGCACGGAGCCGCGCATCACCTGTAATGCCTGGCTGACCACGCAGCGTAAGGCGTGGGATGTGCTCAGTGATTTCTGCTCGGTGATGCGCTGTATGCCGGTATGGAACGGGCAGACGCTGACGTTCGTGCAGGACCGGCCGTCGGATAAGGTGTGGACCTATAACCGCAGTAATGTGGTGATGCCGGATGATGGCGCGCCGTTCCGCTACAGTTTCAGCGCCCTGAAGGACCGCCATAATGCCGTTGAGGTGAACTGGACTGACCCGGATAACGGCTGGGAAACGGCAACAGAGCTTGTGGAGGACACGCAGGCCATTGCCCGTTATGGTCGTAATGTCACGAAGATGGATGCCTTTGGCTGTACCAGCCGGGGGCAGGCACACCGCGCCGGGCTGTGGCTGATTAAAACGGAGCTGCTGGAAACGCAGACCGTGGACTTCAGCGTGGGTGCCGAAGGGCTTCGCCATGTACCGGGCGATGTTATTGAAATCTGCGATGATGACTATGCCGGTATCAGCACCGGTGGTCGTGTGCTGGCGGTGAGCAGCCAGGCCCGGACGCTGACGCTCGACCGTGAAATCACGCTGCCATCCTCCGGTACCACGCTGATAAGCCTGGTTGACGGAAGTGGCAATCCGGTCAGCGTGGAGGTTCAGTCCGTCACCGACGGCGTGAAGGTGAAAGTGAGCCGGGTTCCTGACGGCGTTGCAGAATACAGCGTGTGGGGGCTGAAGTTGCCGACGTTGCGCCAGCGCCTGTTCCGCTGTGTGAGTATCCGTGAGAACGACGACGGCACGTATGCCATCACCGCCGTGCAGCATGTACCGGAAAAAGAAGCCATCGTGGATAACGGGGCGCACTTTGACGGCGACCAGAGCGGCACGGTGAATGGTGTCACGCCGCCAGCGGTGCAGCACCTGGCCGCAGAAGTCACTGCAGACAGCGGGGAATATCAGGTGCTGGCGCGATGGGACACACCGAAGGTGGTGAAGGGCGTGAGCTTCCTGCTCCGTCTGACCGTAACAGCGGACGACGGCAGTGAGCGGCTGGTCAGCACGGCCCGGACGACGGAAACCACATACCGCTTCAGGCAACTGGCGCTGGGGCGTTACACGCTGACGGTCCGGGCGGTAAATGCGTGGGGGCAGCAGGGCGATCCGGCATCGGTATCGTTCCGGATTGCGGCACCGGCAGCGCCTGTCACTATTGAACTGATACCAGGGTATTTTCAGATAACAGCGGTCCCGAAACTGGCTGTATATGACCCGACGGTGCAGTTTGAGTTCTGGTTCTCGGAAAAGCGGATTATCGATATCAGGCAGGTTGAAACCAGCGCGCGTTATCTTGGTACGGCGCTGTACTGGATAGCCGCCAGTAGCAATATTAAGCCGGGTTATGATTATTACTTTTATATCCGCAGCGTGAACACCGTTGGTAAATCGGCATTTGTGGAGGCAGTTGGTCGGGCGAGCGATGATGCGGAAGGTTATCTGAATTTTTATAAAGGGTTGATCAATAAAACGCATCTCGGCAAGGAACTGCTGGAAAACTTTGAGCTGACGGAAGATAACGCCAGCAAACTGGAGGAGTTTTCGAAAGAGTGGAAGGACGCCAACGATAAATGGAATGCCATGTGGGGCGTCAAAATTGAGCAGACCAAAGACGGCAAACATTATGTCGCGGGGCTTGGCCTCAGCATGGAGGATACGGAGGAAGGCAAACTGAGCCAGTTCCTGGTTGCCGCTAACCGTATCGCGTTTATTGACCCGGCAAACGGGAATGAAACGCCGATGTTTGTGGCGCAGGGCAACCAGATATTCATGAACGACGTGTTCCTGAAGCGCCTGACGGCCCCCACCATTACCAGCGGCGGTAATCCTCCGGCATTTTCCCTGACACCGGACGGGCGGCTGACGGCGAAAAATGCCGATATCAGCGGTAACGTGAATGCGAACTCCGGGACGCTCAACAACGTCACGATTAACGAGAACTGCCGGGTTCTGGGAAAACTGTCCGCGAACCAGATTGAAGGCGATCTCGTTAAAACAGTGGGCAAAGCTTTCCCCCGTGACTCCCGGGCACCGGAGCGGTGGCCATCAGGGACCATTACCGTCAGGGTTTATGACGATCAGCCGTTTGACCGGCAAATTGTTATTCCGGCTGTGGCATTCAGTGGCGCTAAGCATGAGAGAGAGCATACTGATATTTACTCCTCATGCCGTCTGATAGTGCGGAAAAACGGTGCTGAAATTTATAACCGTACCGCGCTGGATAATACGCTGATTTACAGTGGTGTTATTGATATGCCTGCCGGTCACGGTCACATGACACTGGAGTTTTCGGTGTCAGCATGGCTGGTAAATAACTGGTATCCCACAGCAAGTATCAGCGATTTGCTGGTTGTGGTGATGAAGAAAGCCACTGCAGGCATCACGATTAGCTGAATTTTATAACCCAGATACGGGCGCCAGAAATGGCGCCTTTTTTATTGCAGAAAAGCGAGAGGTAATTATGCGTAAATTATGTGCTGTTATTTTGTCCGCAGTAGTCTGGCAGGTCGCCGCTGCTACGCCAGCGAGTGCAGCAGAACATCAGTCCACGCTGAGCGCGGGGTATCTCCATGCCTCGACGAACGTTCCCGGTAGTGATGATCTGAACGGGATTAACGTGAAATACCGTTATGAGTTTACGGACGCGCTGGGGCTGATTACGTCCTTCAGTTATGCCAATGCTGAGGATGAGCAAAAAACGCGCTACAGCGATACCCGCTGGCATGAAGATTCCGTGCGTAACCGCTGGTTCAGCGTGATGGCGGGGCCGTCTGTACGCGTGAATGAATGGTTCAGCGCGTATGCGATGGCGGGTGTGGCTTACAGCCGTGTATCGACTTTCTCCGGGGATTATCTCCGCGTAACTGACAACAAGGGGAAAACGCACGATGTGCTGACCGGAAGTGATGACGGTCGCCACAGCAACACGTCTCTGGCGTGGGGGGCTGGCGTGCAGTTTAACCCGACCGAATCCGTGACCATTGACCTTGCTTATGAAGGTTCCGGTAGTGGCGACTGGCGAACGGATGCATTTATTGTTGGTATCGGATACCGTTTCTGACAACAGACGCCGATTTATCTTCTGTAAATATTGTTATGATACGCAGGTTCATCCACCTTATGGGGTGAACTGCGTTTGAGGAAACGTAAAGTTACACTGTCCTGAAGCCCGTGGCGTCACTGCTGCGGGCTTTTTTTATTGGTGGAAAAGTATGACAGTAAAAATTTCTGGCGTGCTTAAAGATGGCACAGGAAAACCAGTACAGAACTGCACCATTGTGCTGAAGGCCAGACGAACCAGCAGCACGGTGGTGGTGAACACGGTGGCCTCTGAAAATCCGGATGAAGCCGGACGTTACAGCATGGATGTTGAGCATGGTCAGTACAGCGTCACCCTGCTGGTTGAAGGTTTTCCGCCTTCACATGCCGGGACCATCACCGTGTATGAAGATTCCCGACCCGGTACGCTGAATGATTTTCTCGGTGCCATGACGGAGGATGATGCCCGTCCTGAGGCACTGCGCCGTTTTGAACTGATGGTGGAAGAGGTGGTGCGTAACGCAGAGGAGGCGAAGAAGAATGCCGGAGAGGCGGAGACGTCAGCGAGGAATGCCGGCATATCAGCCAGTCAGGCAGAAGAGAGCGCTGCAAATGCTGACACTTCAGCAGGGGATGCATCGGAGTCAGCCCGGCAGGCGGCAGAAAGTGCAGCCTCAGCAAAGCAGTCAGAGGAGGCGTCATCGTCCTCGGCCTCTGCGGCCGCTCAAAAAGCCAGTGAGTCATTACAAAGTGCAACAGATGCTGAGTTGTCAAAAAAGACGGCAGAAAGTGCAGCCGGTAATGCAGCCAGGGATGCAACGACCGCAACAGAAAAAGCCCGGGAGTCAGCAGAAAGCGCACAGTCAGCGGAACAAAGCAGGATAGCGGCGGAAGAGGCCGTAAACCGAATCCCCACCGTGGTGGGGCCTCCCGGGCCAAAGGGGGAACCGGGGCCCGCGGGTCCTCAGGGGCCGAAGGGAGATAAAGGAGAGCGTGGCGACACCGGCCCGGCAGGGGCAACCGGTGAACGGGGGCCGGCAGGTGATGCTGGTCCGGCAGGCCCGCAGGGGCCGAAAGGCGACAGGGGAGAGACCGGTCTGACGGGAAATGCAGGTCCTCAGGGACCTAAAGGGGATGCGGGAGCTGCAGGCCCGGCAGGGCCACAGGGACCGAAAGGGGATACGGGAGCTGCAGG